TTATTTTCTCACCTGCAATTTTAAGTGATTTGCTTTCTTCTTTAGTAAGTCCATCGTTCCAAACACGTCGTTCTCCACGTTTAAATTGGTCTTTACGTGTTTTAGATGAGTTATGTATTGCACTTTGGTTATGTCCCCAATTATTTTCAACTCTAGCGATGTGGCCTTTAATCCATTCATTATACCCATACGTGAATGATATGAAATTTGTATTTTCACCACACCCACATTTACAGGTTGGTATATTATTATTTAAAACATATTCATTATATGTTTCTTGTGAAGATATTTTGTGTACTCTACTTGAATGTCTACGTAATTTATCTAACGTTTCAAATTCCAGATTACATTGTTTACATTGTTGCATAAAAAAATCCCTCTACTAATAAGTATAGGGATTTAAATTTTAAGTATAATATATGACTAAGTATTTCTAATACTCAAGTATGGCGTAATCGTAGGATAAAGTTAAAGTGATTTCTGAAGGGTCATTTGAACTCCAGTCTAAATCATTAAATACTGCATTACTGATGAATGCACCTTTAATCTTCCAATTTTCGATTTTATCACCTACTGGTCCTAACATATAGATATCTAAATCTTTTTTGTAGAAATCAGCATAACCATCACGACCTGTGATTGATTCGTGAGATGTTCTTACCCATTCCATTACTTGTTGTGCCCCACTCGGTACGATTGGATCAAATAATGTAATTTCTATATCTTGCCACTCACCTTTACCTTTTAATTTTCTCTTAACGTTGATATGATCTAACGTTACTACTTCAAATTGAATTGAAGGTCTGTTAGCTGTTTTGATAAGATATGATTGAATACCATCGATTTCCATGATGAATCTATTCTTCATCTTCGGTTCGAAGTTGGTATAGAACATTTCGTTAAATTCTAATACTTCTGCCATTTTGTTTATTCTCCTATTATACTAATAAATATAGTTTTTTTATTTTTCTGTTATTGGATTACTACGAATTATTTGTTGTGTTATCTGCAACTAAAATAAATCCTGCAAAGTAATTACCATTAGGTTCAACTGAATCTAAGTGGATAACATCACACTCAACAGATAGAGTTTCATGTGATACCACGGTAGAGAATTCACTTGAATCACTATTAGGTCCGTGTAAAACATCACCAGCAACTAAATCAGTTACCAATTTCCAACCACTACCAACTACATATACCTTTTGGGTAGAAATCATGTTAATATCTTGTATGTTAGATAATGTATCGTCTGATGTTAAACCAGTATTAGTTACTGATAATCTTACCATTGAAGTAGCAGTACTATTACCAATAATACCTCTTGAAGATTCAAAATTATCAAATTCTAAATCTTTTGTTACAATTATATCATCCGAAGTAATATCTTCGATATTTTTAACTTCTCCACTAAAAAGAAGTACTTGTGTACCTACTACGAATCCTGTTGTTATACTCATTATATTTATCCTATTTTAATTTATGCTGTAAAACTAGCACCAGTTGGTAAAATGTTGAAATCAATTACAATGAATTCAGCTGTTTTGGTAGGTTGTAAGTAAATAGCCCCTGCCAAGATGTTTCTATCAATTACATCTGGTGTGTTGTTAGATTCATCCATTACTACTCTAAATGAGTATAAACCTTGTCTTTGTTGTATTCCTTCTAAATAAGGATTAACAGTATTTAAGAATTTACCTCTTGTTTGAGCAGTGTTTTGTTCGAATACAAGGTATCTTGATGTAGATGCAATGTATTTCTTCACTTTGATTAATAATCTTCTTACGTTGATTCTATCAAGTGCAGATGAACGGTCTTGAAGGGTCTTTTGTCCAAATGCCACGATACCTTCTCCAGGGAACTGAGCGATTGGATTGATTTTTCCTTCATATAAGGTATCTCTTTCAGCGTGAGTTAATCTGTTTAGAACAGAAACTGCTCCTACAATACCACCTCTATTTAAACCTGCAGGTGCAAACCATTCAGCTGCAATAGCATCATTGGCTGCAAATATTCCTGGCATCAATACTGATGGTGGAACTGAAGTTAGTTTGTTTGTTCTTGAATCGATTGTTTTAACCCATGGGTAGTAAGTTCCAACATAGTTAGAATCTACTGCAGCACCTTGTTCTACTGCTAAATCAATTGAATCGTTATAATCAGTTACATCACCGATGAAGAATGCATCTTCACGAGATTCAACCATATCAGTTACTTTATCAAATACATAAGAGTGTAATCTTCTTACAACACCAGGTACAGATACTAAGTTGATATCAAAATCATCAGGATTAGATACAGAAGCAATTGCTTTTACATATGCAACTGAACCACTAGCTGTTGAAGTAGATAAATTAAATCCTTGTGAGTTTCCAGCACCCCAATCAGTATCACCTGCTTTAGCAGATGCGATTGTTGGAGATATACCATCAAATCCACCTTGGAATCCAACTGTAAATTGTCTTTTGTTAACATCTTCATTTGCCGAACCAGTTAATTCAAAAGATAATTGAGAATCAAATGCGAAATCAACGTTTGAACCTACTCCAGCATTACTTGGAAGTGGTTTAAGGTAATGTGAGTTATCAATCTTAACAAGTGAAGTTTCTAAATCAATACCACTAAATACAACACCATTAGATGCAGTGTTAGTAGAAGATGATGTTGAGAATACTACTGCAGGTACTTCAGTTTCAATTGCTACTTTTACTGTGTTAGTATAAGCACCATGTCCGAAAGGTCCTGCGATGATTGGGAATGAACCATCTTCTTTAGTTTCTACTCTTACGAATTGTGAACGATTCGAGTAATCACCTGTAAATGTTTGTTTTCCATTTGCATCAATAGTAATATTAATATCACCAATAATTTTGTTGATATAGTTTGGAGATGCAGGGTCAAGTGTTAAGTTGTTATAAGTTTCTAATACAGATTTTCTTTTATCAGTATCAGAGTATCCTCTAATCATTAATGAGAATGTAGCGTAATCAGTAGAGTTAGTTTCTCCTGCAGCTTTTACATTAAAGATAGATACTTTATATTCTTTGTTATAGTTTGAACCATCACCAAGAGTATGTAATCTAAACAAGTCATGTCTTTCACCCGAAATCAATTGTGATTTAATCCAAGGAGTAGATGCATGAGAAATATCTTGTGCGAAATCTTGAGTTGGCATTTCTTCAACAATTACTTGTCCACCTGCAGTTAACTCATCTGATTGATTAGTTGCAGCAGATTCATAGTAATTGTAAACATAAGCATTTTTAGAACCTCTTGCATTCTCACCAAATACATCTGATAAATCATTACCAGCAGATGGTAAGATAGATGCAGATACTTCAGTTCCTAATTCAGAACCTGAAATAGAAAATAAAGATGAGGATGCGATTGAACTAATAACAGTAGATGGTAAACCAACTGATTCATCACCCTTGTGAGTTACATTAAGAGTACCAACAACTTGAATACCACTTGAACCACTTACTTTAACAGCAATTGGTGCTTCATGAGTATAACCACCAACGTGTCCAACACGAACGATAGTTACTGTTCCAGCTTCTCTTAAATAGTTTTGCACGGTATATCCCGTGTAGAAATCACCATTTGGTGTTCCGAATATTGATTCAAATTCTGATTGGGTGTTTACTACGGTTGGTACGAATGCAGGTCCTTTGTGGAATGGTCCTATTATTGCTGCTCCGATTTCTCCAATCCCTTGTGATAAGAAAGAAAGGTCATTCTCTCTTGTAAATACACCAGGTGATACAATCTTTTCTGCCATGTTTTATTACTCCTTATTATTGTTTTGTCTAATAATACTCTTTATATAAGTATAATGTTGTTTACCAAAGAATTAAATTACTCTTTAGTATCTTCTTTTGGAGTTGGTGTAAAATCACCTGTTGCGGGGTCATAATTACCATCTCCATATTTTTCATTCAAACCTTTGAACAATTCTTGTTCTTGTGCTTGTAATTCTGTGTGTTTTTGAAGTAATTGATTTTCTACACCTTCAATTTCGGTAATTCTTCTTTTCTTTTCTATTGCAACTTGTCCTAATTGAGTGAACACATTTGCAACTTCTTGTCTTAATCCGTTGATTGAATTTACTTCTTCTTCTGTAAACTTAATTGCTTCCGCCATTTTTTTGTAAAATTTAATTATTTGTGTTTGTTATGTTAATATATATAAATATATAGAATTACTCCAAACGTAAAAAATATTTATGCATTTAATGTTAATGTAGGAGACCAACCACCTTTTAAACCATGGTCAATTGCACGTACTCTAACATACCAAGTTCCTGCAGGTAATGCCAAGTTACCAGGACCAGGTTCTGTAGCTGGATTATATCCCCTACCTAGTCTAATTGAAGTTGTACTCCATTCAGAGTAAGAATAATCAATACTACCAAATCCACTACTATTATCAACCTCAACATCATATGCAGATGCTCCGGAAATACCAGTCCATGATACATTGGGGTTAGAGAATGTTAAAGTTCCTACTGCAGAAGGTGCACCTAAATCAGTATGAGTATTTCCACCTTTGTTGTGAGTTATATATCCATTAGCCAAATATGTATCAATATCTTCAACATCAATAGAAACAATTTCAACATCATTGGTTTCAATATCAATAGAAACAATAGAAATTTCTTCTAATCCAGTTTCAGTTGATTTTATAAGCTTATCACCTACTTCCAATCTATGAGTTTCCAAGAAACGATAGGTATCACTCGAATCTTTAACTAAGAATGGGTGTTCAGCAGTACATTTCAATTCACCATTATTTATATTATAAATTTTATTAGCAAATGAATATACAACATTTTTAACAGTTACATTAACTTCGGATGAATTTAGTGAAGATTGATTCCAGTCAAAGAAATGAATATCATCAGTTAATCCGTCTAAGGAATATCCTTTTAATACATCACCTTCTGTTAAATCACCTATTTCAATAATACTACCATCTGCCAAAGTTACGGGTGAATCAGAAACTAAACATAAAGCAGCTGAGTTACCATCATAAGAATCTACTGAATAAACTGTTTTATCTTTATTAACACCATATCCAGTTGCGTGGTCATTGTATCCATCTGCAAAGTTAACTCGAATGGTATTGGAAGATATATTTTGTAATATTGTTTGTGTTGGTGCATTAGTTCTATTGGAAACAGCAAATACTGCAGATGAACCATTATTAGAACTTAAACTAATTGTTGAACCTGCAGGTACAGACCAAGTAAAGTTGGCAGCTCTGTTACCAATTTTAGTTGAAAATCTCGAACCTGCTCCAGTAAATCCTAAAGTATAAGTTTCATTGGTATTTTCAACCGCATATAAAAATCCTGTTATAGA